TAACGGGCGCGCGCCAGGGCAAGACCAGGATTGAACTACGGCTCATGTCGGTGCCCAGCCAGGTGGCACGGACGACCTCCTGGCCAAACGTAGCCACCGGACCGGCCACCGCACGGGCCAGATTGCAGAACCGGGCACACTCCCCGCTGACGGCATCGATGATGCTTTCGATCAACGTGCTGTCGACACTCCCCAGCCGGAGAGCCGCCTGGACCTTCGCCGCCGTGGTCAGTCGCCGGGCCGTGGCACTCCCAGCAGGCGTCACCACCTCGAACAGCGGCAGGTTCACCGGCTCGCCGATCGCCGCCGCGGAGGTTCTTGCTCCGTCGGAGCAGCGCCCAGCGCCTCTGCCCACCCCTCGGCAACAGCGACCCTCGCGAGATCTCCCTCGACCAACTCCGACACCTCGAACTGCCGCGGATGGAGGGCGCCATCCGGCGCCCCCACGAATGCCTTGATGACCCTCGCCTTCATGATCAGGCCGGCGGGTTTGAGGTCGGCCGGTTGCGGGGATGGCCAAGCACCCAGACGCCCGCGACGAAGGCGTTACCGGTGTTGGCCGCCGGCGTGATCGTCACCCGCGCGTAGCGCTTCGGCCCGCGGTAGCCGATCTTGAACACCTTGTCGTCGTCGCTGAACAGGAAGCTCGCCTGGGTTTCGAGCCCGATCAGCTGGTCGTCAGGAACCGCGCCTGCGTCGGACATGTTGGCCGCGTCGCCATGCTCCACCAAGGTGGTGAAGGTGGCGTCCGCATCGGCGAGCGCGCCGGTCAGGATGACGAACTCGGCAGCCTCGTAGCCGAGAAGATCGGCGATCTGCGAGACGAAGGGCGTATTGTCGATGATCGCCGCCGCGGGGCTGATGCCGCGACGGACGTGCAGGCTGTTGTGAATATCGCGCGCCATTGCGCTTTCCTTTCCGGGAATCGTGAAGGTGAGGAAGAGAGCGGCGCGACCGGAGCCGCGCCGCCGTCGTCGATCAGGTCGGTTCAGCCGATCAGGTCGAGCACTTCAGCTTGCGGATCGCCTCGGCCAGCACGATCTGGCCGCCGATGCGGCGATAGAACAGGAACCGGATGTTGCCGCTGGTCGCCTGGGTATAAGGATCCCGCAGCATCGACATGGCGATGCGGTCGACCAGGGTGTAGGCCCGGGCGAAGTCGCCATAGGCGATCGGGAAGGTATTGGCCCCCTCGTTCGGCATGTCCGGCACCTCGACGTACGGGTCGCCATCGATGGTGTTCGGCTGGCCCTGCGCCAGGCCAGGCATCCAGATGTACTGCCTGTTGTTGTCCTTCAGCTTGCGCACGGAGCCCATCGTGGTCCGGTTCAGCGCCCACTTGGCGTTGCGCGCATAGCCGCTCTTCAGGGCGTATTTGAGGGTGAGCAGTCCGTCGGCCTGGCCGTTCGCGTCCGCGATCGTGGCTGCCGTGCCAGAGTTGGTCGAGGCGACGTCGGTGTTGGTGAGCCAACCTTCGGGCTTGCCCACGGCATTGCCGCTCACCACGGCAGCACCTTCCGCGACCGCGAACTGCTCCTCGGCCTCGCCGCGGATCTCCGCTTCCAGATCGAACGCCGTGTCCTCCAGGTTCTGGTGGCTGATGTCGATGAGGGCGAACATCTCGTGCGTCGGGATCTCGACCATGCCGTAGGCCAGCCCCGTGGTCTCGGACCGGGCCCCCTGCTCAGCCACCCACTGGGCGGCAAACTGGCCGGTGCGCCTGGGCTGCATCCGCGACTTGTTCGCCGTCGGCTTGACCGAGACCAGCGAGCGAACCGGGCTCACCAGGGTAATGCCCTTGATGATGTCGGCCACATACTCCGCCGGCGCCAGGTAGCCACCGGTCGTGTCGTTGCTGACCGACAGCGACTTGAACTCCGCCGTCGCCCGGGCGATCGCCTTGGCCTGGGGCTCCGGCAGGTTCGGCACGCCGGTCGTGTAGGCGCCAATGACGCCGCGGGCCCAGTCGTTGAAGTAGGTCTTGCGCTCGATGCGGGCTTCCTCGGAGCCCATGCCGGGTCGCTGGACCTTCAGCTGGAGCCGATCGAGCTGCTCCTGCATCTGCTTCTCGCGCTCGGCCCGCTTGGCCTCCAGCGCCTCGGCGTTGACCAGCTTCTGGTTCAGGCCCTCGAAGCCCGACAGCGTCGCCTCGATCCGGGCGAGCTTCTCCTCGGTCAGCGGGTCGGCCTTGCCCTTGGTCTCGATCTCCTTGAGCCGCTGATCGTTGGTCTTCTTGTATTCCTCGAAGCCCGTCATCAGCGGCGTCACGATCTTCTTGACCTCGGCCAGCACGGCCGGGAGGTCATTGGCTTCCTTGCGCTCAAGCGCGTGCGCGCGCCCGACGGCGCGGTCGTGTTCGTTCATGTTGTCCTCGGAATCAGGTGGTACTGAAAAGACTCTCGGCCTGCCGCTGCAGGTCCAGGAGGTCGTCCATCCCGCCCTCGTCCCGAGGATTCGGATTGGCCTTGTAGCCGCCGTTGGCGATCGCCTTGGCGGCGGCATGCGAGAACCCGCCTGCGTCCCGCAGGAAGGCTTCGAAGTCGCGAATGGTGCGGATCCGGGACGCCGCCTTGGCGTCCTCGATCCCGGCGAGTGGGTTCATGCCCCAGAGAACCGGGCCCACCTCGTAGAGATTGACCTTGGTGATGGTCCTGAACGGGTCGGTGGCGGTCTTGCCATAGGCAAAATCCACAGGCGAATAGGTGATGGACATCGCGTCGATCGAGCCGTTGCGCAGGCCCGCTAGCAGCGTTCTCCCCCGCTCCGTATCGATCGGGTCGAGCTGGCCCTCGACTTTCAGGCCGTGGGCGTCCTCTTCCATGGCAGTCCAGTAGCCGACCGGCATCTTGTCCTCGGCCGCCGCCCCGAGGCCGTGCTGCCAGAGCATCTTCGGCAGCTTGCCGCGGGCCTTCCAGCCGGCGAGCGAGGCCGCGAAGGCGCCTTTGACCAGCACATCGCCACCGTCGTCGATGTTGCCGAACACGGCGCCGTAGCCGGAGAATGATCCCGGCGGTCCGTCCTTGGCGAACTTCACCTCGAACGATCGGGTCGCCGTCAGTCGCATCAGGTATTGCCTCCAGCAGGCTGTAGTGCCGAGCGCTCTGCCTGTGTTGCCATGTTCAGCGGCAGCAACGGCTCTTCCAGCCCGTCGATCGGGTTCAGGTCCTCCAAGCGGCGCGCTTCATTACGGGTCAGCCAGCCGTTCGTGATGCCGCTGGCGTAGAAGTTGGCGCGTGCCGTGTTGTCGCCACGCAGCAGCCCCTGCAGCGAGAACTTGGCGACGATATCGTCGTCGTCAGGGAACAGGTCGCGGGCCAGCGACTGCTCCCAGTTCTCGATCCACGGCGCCAGCGTATGGATCACGTGCGCCAGAAAGAACGCCTCGGCCGAAGCAAACGTCGCCGTCTTGTCCGCGTAGCCCACCATCTGAGGGAAGACCTTCAGGTCCCGGCAGATCTCCTCGATCTGGAAGCGCCGCGTGTCCAGGTGCTCCGAATCGACGCCCTTCATGGCGAGCGGCGTCCAGGTGCTGTCCATGTCCAGGACCGCCGTCTTGAACCGGTTCTGCAGACCGCCCTGGTACTGCGCCCAGGCTTCCTTGAGGCGCGCGCGTGCCGCATCGTCCAGCGAGCCCTTCACCGACAGCACGCCGCCAGGCTGGGTGCCGTTGGCATGCAAGGCCGCATGCGTCTGCTCGGTCGCGATCGCGAGCCCCACTGCCTCTCGGGCCACCTGCAGCGCGTCCAGGCCTGCCGTGCCGGTCCAACTCGGTCCTCGCAGGTGGAACACATCCTCCCGGGGCAGCACGGCGTTGCGGCCGCCGAGATCGGTCACCCGGTAGGTGAGCGTATAGTCAGCCGCCTGATCGATCGTGAAGCTGCCCGGCACCAGTGGGATCAGTTCGCGCGGCTCGCCACGGACCCGGCCGATGTAGGCGCAGCCGTTCCCGAGCAGAACGGCATGGAACATCATGACCTGCCGGAACTCGAACGAGGTCATCCACTCATTGGGTCGCCTAGACAGCAGCCGGTACGCCGGATGGTCCTTCGCCAGTTCCTTCGAGCCGTCGGCCTTCTCCCGGTACAGTTTGAGCGGCACCTGCGCGATGCCGTCGGCCAGCACACGCAGGCACGCGAACACCGTCGAGACCTTCAGGGCGCTGTCGACGTTGACCGACACGCCGGCGTGCGAATTCTGCTGGCCGAACAGCGCAGACCAACCAAGGCCTGAACCATCCGCCGCCTTGGTCTCTGGGCGCCGCAAGCCGGAGGCCAGGGCACCAAACAGGCCCGTCATCACCCGACCGAGCGGCTACCGAGGGCCAGCAGCAGGGCGCCGGCGATCATCAGGGTTCCGCCGACGATAAAGCCGGCCGGAGGATAGACCAGCCAGGCGCCGTAAGAGACAAGGCCGACACCGGAGAGACCGGCCAGGTCACGCAGAAGTCCAGGCAATACGGTGAACAGGATCAACCCAATGGATCGCATTATTGAACAGAACCAATTTGACTGCAGTTTTGTTTCCAGGTTTGCGTAGTCGCGCATAAAATTTCATTGTTTACGGTGCCGCGTAGACAAAAAGTGCGTGAAGCGGGAGACCGCAGCCATTGGAAGGCACCGAAGCTGGGCCAACCGCCCTTTGCATGAAGGGCAACGAAAAGCTCTTGCGAGTGCCGAGGTATCTTGTTTCTAACATCTGACCGCTTCAACCGCGCCTCGTCCACTCCAGCAGTGCCGGCCCTTCGCCCTAGCGAATACACAGCCGCTCTGATCTACGCGATCCAGCGCCACCCTGAGCTCGTTCGCG